CTAGACGTGTTGAATACCATACGCCCCGGCACATGCCCCGAGGACACGGTGCCATCGACAACACCTAGGATCGAGGCCGCGTTTTGGTTCGTGGTCCCGTCTGAGCCGCCATATACGAATTGGCCCAAAATATCGTTGGCGGCATCAGGAGTGCTATAGGTTCCCACCGTGCCGCTGTTACCACGCAAGAGATAGAGAGAGGACCGGCCACTACTCCAATTATCAATGACCATACTGCCGGGGCCGCTGCCAACACCATGCAACTCAAACCCGGAACCAAAGATATTTGCCGTGGCGCCGAGAGTAAGAAGGCTATTAGTGTCGAATATAAAACTGGCGTTGCCGCTGATCGAATTGGAACTATTAAATAGAACCGCACGCGAGGTAACGCCGCTTAATGTATGATCGGCGTTCCATTCTGTTGGCCCTACAAGGCCGCCAGGCGTGCCACTAGCCGGGTCCTCCGCTATGGTCGATTGGTAAGAGTGCTTGAGCGTCATTTAATAGGTTCGACGTGGCTAACGCGACCCTGGCCGTCGCGAACGACGCGCTTGGGGGCGTTGAGTTGCTTTAGGTGATCTAGAACCATTTGCAGCATGGGCGCCGTGCTGTCGTGGTGAACGACAGTCTCACCATTCTCGCCCTTGCTGGTGTGAGGAGTCGCCGCCATCTGCGCAATCTTGTGTTCGTGTTCCTGACGCTTCATCCCCATTTCGATATAATCTAGCTCTTTTTGATGCTCAAACTTTTGCTGTTCAAGCGTCATATCGGCCTGCAACCGCGCCTTTTGCATTTCAACATCAGACTCCGTTTTCAACTGTTGCAACTGCATCTGCGCTTGCGCCTTAATCACTTCTGGATCGGGCGGCTGTTGTTGCGGCGGTTGCGGGTTCTGCGACGGGTCCGTGAAATAGGCGGCAACGTCTTTCTCGCCTACAGCCTGAGTCAGAAGCTTGGCGGTGTTATAGAGGTTTTGCGGACTGACCAATTGAGACACGCCGCCTGACAGTAGCTTCTCTTGCGCCATCGCAATCATATTGACTTCGGCTAGGCGTTGCGCCCGGCCGGCTTGGCCGCCACCCACATTAATCGTCAGGTCGTTTCGAGTTTTCCAGTTACGCGGATCGACCGTGACCCATTGATTGCGGATTCTGACGGTCTGCGCCTTCTGCCCGTGTTCTCTGATGGTCGCATGCAGCAACCAAAACATATCCCGAATGCCGGTTTCAGCAAACGTGCGAGCAATGAGCCGCATTCGCGATTGTGATGCAGAATAAGCGAGATTTGCGGCGGTAGCGGACTGATCGGCGAGGACTTTGGCATCAATGCCCTGGCCCATGCGGCTAACGCCCGTGCGCCATTCGCGTAACGTGTCGTAATATTCAAGCGCCGGGAAGATTTCGCCGGTAATGTTCGGAACTTCAAAGGCATTAAGGCCGCCGGGCTGTTTTGTTCTTACAACTGCGCCAGGGCGGCTAGTTAATAGGTCATCCAAAGTATTGTCGGAGGCGTGGCTCTCCGAAACTTCAACGCGCGGGTCTAGTGCCAAATAAATATTGTCGAGAATCCCGCGAGTCATCGCGGTTTTAATGCGTTGAATGTCGCCCACCATATCGTGGATCGACCGGCCCCAAAATCTATGCGTAACGATTTGAGGCGTCATCGCCGCGAAGGGAATGTAATCGACTTCAAAAATGTCGGGCTTGCCGTCTAGGTTTAGGACTTCGCCGGTCGTACCAGACGTAGTAACTCTATAGAGCCTGCTAACCCCATCTCCCTCATAATCCATACGAACATAATGCTCAAATACTTGCTTGAGACGAGCGGCCTGATTAACGTCGTCGCCGTAGAATTGATGTTCGTCAACAGTATCGCGTGCGATTTCTTCGGGATTGGTATAGGCGCGATAGATCGGCAAAGAGCGGACTTGCTCAGGGTCAAAACCTTGCTCAATTAGCCTCGCTTCCGATTTGATAACCTTGTGGCAGCAATAGTTGCAGCCGCCGATCGCCTGATTGTGGATAGTGCGGGCGCCGCGCTCGATAACAAATTCTTCCGGCGGGACCGGGACTACCGTGGCCTGGGCGTAGCTTTTCTTTTTGGTAACGGTAACGTCGTGCAGCTTTTGGCCGGGATTGTAGGGGTCGTCTTTTTCGGTATGCGCGACAACATCAACATCGGGCGAATCAACAATAAGCCCGAAAGCGTCGTCGGATTGGTCGTAATACGTTTCTTTTTCGTGGACTTCCCGCTCGTCCCAAAAGATTTTTACAATGCCGTTCTTTGACAGCAGGGCGTCTTTGATAAAGCTATAGAGAATCAGAAAGCCGCTGTTCTGATTCATGAAAACGTGATTCACATAGTCGGTTTCTTGCTGCGCGGCGGCAACGTCCTCCGGTCCAACGGGATCGAATTGCACCACTTCATCGCTGCCGGCGAATATTTCCATCATTGAGGGCATCAAGCCTTCAATAGTATCGGCAACGTCATAGGATACGGCTTGCGAGCGGCCGTCCTGGGTCGGCATATCCTTTGCCATGTGGCCGAAATAGTAATCGAGGGCGTCGGCGCGATCCGTCACAAGCCGCGAGGCTTGGAGAGCGCCCATTGCGGACTCGTATTCAGCCGCCAGCATCGCCCGCAACGTGTCGAGCGACATTTTACCTTCTTTGCGGTCAACGTCGTCCGTATTCGCTGACGATGTGCCGGTGTCGTTATAGTCGTCAGGAATGCCCACTAATTATAATCCTAATTTATTGCGCAGTGCGGCTAGGAAATCTTGCGGTGACGGCGGTTGTGGCGCTGGCGCTTGCGGCGCCGGTTGCGGCGCCCGCGTACCATGTTGCGCCACCGCATTGTGAGCGGCGTTGCCCCGCCAAGAATACCGCGACCGCCAAAGGCGTTGTCTAGCTGCTCCTGCAACAGGTCCGGTTGCAGCGTCGGAATTGTCAAGAATGCCGGCCATTTATTTTTTCATAATCAGGATCAGCGAGCCGCTGTAAATGCTCGCGGTATTGCGGGGGATACTTGTCCCATTTCTTATAAGGCGTGCGCTGTATCCAGTAGGCAGCGGCCCTAATGCGTTCCGCTTCATCACTCATAATAAAGAATGCCCTGGCATTCCCAATCGCTGGCATAGCCGGCGTGTTCGACGTGGCAGGTAATAGTCGTGCCGGCAGCAATAGGAATATCCAAGTCGCCCTTGACTAACTGAATGTCCCGCGAACCTGGGACGCGGTGCCGCATAATCGCGACGACTAGTTGACTGTCGCTAGTGGGCGAAGTATCGCCGCCAATTGGATTTGAACCGCCTACTTGCTTGACCGTGAACGGCACGCTTGGGGTGGCGACTTGCGGCGTATAATTAATAGAGAACAGCGCAACAGAAATTTCTGCCTGGCCTAAGCCAAAAAAAGCCGGCGCGGTAGCCGTCGCCATACTCAGGGTGATAGAGTAGCCTTTGACGCGCATATTCTCCGGTGCTTTAAAACTCGCATCGGCCTTTGAATTTTGCAGCGTTGCACACTCACCACCGAAACCTAGCGTTTTCAAATCAAAAATCCTCCGGTAAATTAACCGCCCAAGCGAAAACGGCGATAATGCCGAGCGCAACGCCCAGCACGAAGACCAAAAAAAGCATCATGTCACGTCACCAGAGCGGACAATTTCGGGCTTGGGATATTGTGGCAACACCACATAGCGAACGCCCGTGAACCCCGCGGCAATCAGCGGCGAACCGCGATACTTGACCCAATTCGACCAGGGCTCTTGAGGCTCGCCATCCGCTTTATCGTCTAACCACATTAGGCGCGTATCTCCCTCACACAGTCTAAGCGGGCGTAAGTGATGTTTACTTTTGGCTGCCAGGTTTCCTTTATGTGCTGGATATTCTCCTGGCATTGGCCTTCACTCACATAAATTTTTGGAAGATCAAAAAACGCTATCGCTTTGCCGACAAATAAAACCACGGCGATATGATACATTTGACAAACCAAAAAATTTGCTATTGGGAGTTTGCGACTACCACAGTGCATCCGTGCGGTTAGTCGCACTTGCGCCCACACTGGACACAAGACTTCCAGGGGCGCCAGCCAGTAACGGCATCGAATATGCTGCCGTCGTCAAATAAAATGGAATGAATAAGACGGTGGGGCGGTTTCTGACTGCCCCACCTAAACCAGTCTCCCCCCTCAGTGATCGTATACTTGACCGGCTGGGGCAGGCTCATTCAACAAAACCTGGCTCAGCGGGCTCAAGCAAATCGAGCGGAAATTCTGTAAAGTGCGGGCGTCTGTCAAAGTCATACCAGAAGCAAATCGCGATAGGGAGCTTATGGCTGGTGCGGTCAGTCGTGATTTCCGTCACCAGCATAGGAACGGTCATGTGCTTTACTTGCGCTAGAGTGCCCCGTGCAATCATACATAGCCCTTCTTTGGATAGGTAATAGAACGCCAGAACGAAGGCCCCGGCCCCGCATTCTGACCCATGACCAAATAACGAAAAGCGTCCGCGGCGTGCGATGTCCAATCGTGTAGTGGGCGAGTGCTGAATATCTTTAGCCGCTCGTCAAATTCCGAGCGGTAGAGCTTCAAGGCTTCAACCCCCCGCGCCGTTTTCTTAACGTCGAACCAACACGTCGGCAGCGTAAGCTGCACTTTCGAAATGCCATCTTCAACGCGGTGGTCTGGACAGCGCACCACATTACGCAACCCAAGAGAACCCATAAGGTCTGCGGTAGTGCGGCCGGTATGTTTGTTCGTGCCAAACGCGTCATGCGGGACAATGTGCGAGCTATAATTGTACGGCTTGGCGAGGATGGCTCTAACGTCATCCTCTACGGTCGCCTCAGTGGACTGGTAAAAGTCGATTATATGAATCTCTTTACCAATCCGCTGCGCAAACCAAACCGCGGTAGCGTCCCTAAATCCCAAGTCCCAAGCAGTAAAGACTTGGGCTTCACGTTGGTAGGGCACCGCGCAAATCTGCCCTTCCTTTTCGAGCGCGGCCATCGGCTTGCCGAAATAGGCGCCGACTACAGCCGCCTCAAAGTCGCATTCAAATTCCGCCCGGTATTCCGAGTCGGTCAGCAATCTCTGCTGCAACAGCAAGTCGTGATCCGTCAGAATATTGGTTTCTGACGCCTTCAGCGTCAGGCTATACCATTCGTCCTTTAATCCTTGATCGAATATCCCATTCTCGTCGTAGCCGAGAGAACGTCTATAAACGTCATAGAAGGCGTTATGCCCCTTGGGCGTGCCGATATAGGCAACCCAGCCCTGGCGCTCCGCTAATGTCGGGCTGACGACGGGAATGATTCCGGGGTCGATGGAGGCGTATTCGTCAAGGATAAGTCCGTCCAAATAGATTCCGCGAAGCGAGTCGATGTTATCACTACCAAAGAGCCGTACTTGTGATCCGTTAGGTAGATCAACTCTGAGTTCGCTTTCGTTAACCGTAGCGCCCACGTCCCGAAGCGGCGACACAGCCGCGCGAAGATAATCCCAAGCAACCGACTTAGCTTGCTTGAGAAAGGGTGCGACGTAAGCGAACCTAGGGCGTATCTTTTCACAACGTAACGCTCCGTCTAATAGATCATGTACGCAAGCAACGGTCTTGCCAGCGCGACGATGGCACACAAGGCAAGCAAAGCGTTCCTTACGTTTATGAAACTCAACAAAATGCGGCCGGGCCACATAGCCAAGCTCAAGCGTGGCCGTCGTCATCGAAATAGGAAATGAGCCAAAAACATAACTGGCGTGAATACCAGAGCAAGAGCTAGGCCAAGCCCAAACGAAAATAAGAACCCCTCAATTGCCTGTTTCATTCCCCCTCCCTTCTCTGTGCCGGAAATTCACACTGTTCTTGCAGCGAGCGGAACTAGCCCTAACAGCGTCCCGAGCAAATCATTATCAGCCATCTGGACAGTCCAGCCCGGCAGATCGCAAAGCTTCTGCACCAACTCCACTGTCAGCCACATGCCCGGCTTATAGAAAGTCGTATTCTGGACCGCCGTCACTTTGTAATCGCGCAAGTACCAGGCAAGCACCAAAGTAACGGGCTTAGTATTCGCCGGGGGCAACGTGGTGACGGGGGTTAGCTCAGTCATTTGAACAATTTTCAACTTGGAGTAAGTAAAAACCCGGCAAAATAGGATACCGGAGCAAAAACCAAAACTTTAGGTTGTGGCCCCCAGCAAGTAGAAAAAAAATAATAGGGGGG